CACCGGCATGGAGTGCGTCTGGTACGACGACGGTAACACCAAGCAGTGGGTGCAGACCCAGCCGGTCAAGTACATCAACATTGCGACGCTCGCAGGTGTGGCGGGTGGCGACCTGACAGGGACCTATCCGAACCCGCAAATTCTTCCCGGCATCATCCTGACGCAGCCGCAAGTTAAAGCCCTGCCTGCTCAGACGATCAACGATCTCGAACTTGTTCCGGCGGAATGGGTCAATGAGCGCCTTGCCGGGCTGACCGGCCTGCCGATCCCGGCGCAGTCGGTGGCTTACGGCGCAGCGGATGGCAGTCTGAAAGGTGATGCGTCTCTGCTGTCGTTCGACGACGTGGCGAAGCTGCTGACGGTCAATGGCGGTAACGTTGCCATATCGACGCTGCCACCGGGCACCAACGATAATCGAGGAGCATCGACGGGGTTCGTCGGAGCGGCGATTGCGGCGATCCCACCGCCTAATCTGTCAGCCTACGCGCCGCTCGCCAGTCCAGCTTTTACCGGAACACCGACCGCGCCGACGCCTGCGCCCGGCGACAACACCACCAAGCTGCCGACGACGGCGTTCGTGCATGCTGCCATCGTGGCATTACCAGCGCCGCCGACGACGCTGCCGCCCAACGGTCCGGCGGGAGGCGACCTTGCGGGGTCCTATCCTAACCCTACGGTACGTTCGGGTTTGATCCCGGCGACGTTGCCGCCCAGTGGCGCGGCGGGTGGTGACCTTGCGGGGTCCTATCCCAACCCGACGATCAAGGCGAATGTCGGTCTGACCGGCACGCCGACAGCGCCGACACCTGCGCCGGGTACCAACACAACTCAGCTTCCGACCACGGCATGGGTCAACGCGGCCATCGCGGCGATCCCGCCAAGCAGCAGCATCAATGTCGGCGACACGCCGCCCGCATCGCCCAGCGCCAATGCGTTGTGGTGGAACAGCGCGCTCGGTCAGCTGTTCATCTACTACAACGACGGCAACTCGACGCAGTGGGTGCCGGCTTCGCCCAACGCCGCGCTGGCGACGCAGCAGGGTTTCCGCCTGCTGTCGCGTCAGACGCCGAGCAACGTGGGTTTCGTCGAGTTGCAGAACATCCCAACTGACATCAATGAGTTGAAGGTCAGCTTCGACCTCATCCCGGCGACCAACGATTATAATTTGTGTCTTCAGTTCTACGGCGCGAACGGTGTGCTCGACGCGGCGGCGGGTCACTACACTTTTTGCGCTTGGGGTAACTCGCACAACGCTGCTCTAGGATCGGCTCCGGTTAGTTCGACCAGCGCCGGGTCGGCGTTCACATCCGGCATCCTTTTCGCCTATGCCGCTACGTCGGCACAGGTGTCGAACACGGCAGGTAGCGGCATCAAAGGAACGTTCAACGTTCCCAACATCAAAGTAGCAACGCGCAAGGCTGTGATCGGGCAGTGCTACTACCTGCGCGGGGACAACACTGCCATGCAAGCGATGTCGTTTTCCGGTGATCGCAATGTGCAGGAGGCGATTACTGGTTTGCGTTTGTTTTTTACAGCCGCTGCCAATGGCAACATCGCCACTGCTGTCACCAATAGTTTTGAAGTGTGGGGGTCACCGTGATCGACTTCCCCAACGCCCCGACCGACGGTCAGGTCTTCAACGCTGGCAACGGCGTAATGTACCAGTGGCAGGCCACGCCCGGCGCGTGGGTCACCTACAGCGCATCCGGCGGTGCGGGTGGCGACTTCACCTGTTCGGCCTATACGACGGGTTTCGGCTCGACGATAGCCACGGTCGTTTTTGGCGCGGGTCAAGTTATCTCTGGTAATACGGGTGGCTGGTACAATCCGGCCAATGGCCGTTGGACGCCGCCAGCGGGACGCTACCATGTCTTTGCTCAGGTCAGTGCGGCATTGTCGACCGGCGCTACGTTGATCACCCTGCAGTTGCGCAAGAACGGCACGGCGATCTATGGCTCTAGCCAAACGCCGAGCACCGCCAATTGGTACGGCGATCCACAGGTCGCGCTCAACCTCGATGCCAACGGTACTGACTGGTTCGACATCCAAGCCTCTTGCAACAACGGATCGAACCTCAACGCGTGGTGCTCGTTCGGCGCTTTCCCAATTGGTCGGGTGTTGCCCGTGTTGCCGGTGAGCGGTGACTTCTATGTCACTGCTCCGGCTGCCATCGGTCTGGCAACGTCTGCTACCGTGCTCGTGCCGACGACTGTGGTCTCAGGCAATTCAGGCAGCTGGTACAACACAACGACTGGCCGCTTCACGCCACCGGCCGGTCGCTACTGCCTCTATACATGGGCCTTCTTCGGGCAGGGCGCTGGCAACGCAACGCAGGTCTTGGGCCTCTACAAGAACGGAGTGCTCGTTCCTAATACCCAGACTGCGGTCTATCAGGCGACCGCGTCGGCATCGCAAAGCGGATCACTGACAACTACCGTCGATGCCAACGGCACCGACTATTTCGATGTTCGTGGCTCTGCCAACGCTGGCGGCAGCCAAGTTTCTGCTATGGGCTTCGGCGCGTTCCCGATCAGCGGCGCTATCGGTCCACCGGGACCACCGGGACCACCGGGCAGCGCCACGACGGCGGCGTTCAACGTTCGCAATACGGCCAACGGCTTCGCTCTCACCGGCCCTAATTTCACGTCGGTGTTCCGGTCGCCCGGCGCGCCGGTCAAGGATTACGACCCCGGCAACGTCATCACGGTCGCCAACGCTTGCCAGTTCATCGCGCCGACCGACGGTCGCTACCACTTGGAATTGTCCGTCTATCTGGCACAGACTGTTGCGAACCAGTGCGCGGTCGTCATCCAGCACACCAACGTGGCAGGCACTGTCGTCAGGTCCTACGGCGATCTGCACACAGCTGACAACAATGCTTACGCCACGCAGTACCACGTCGCTGCCGACATCCAGATGCTGGCGGGAGAGAAAATCGATTGGCTCTTTTCCGCTTCAAGCGGCACCGTGACGCCGATCTCGAATGGTACGCTGGGCGGCTTGGCCGCTTCGGCAATCACTTACGCTTTCGGTCATAGGATTGGCACATGACTGACCCGATGGACTTCCCTCTCAACCCAACGGTGGGCCAGTTGTACACTGCGCCGGGCGGCATGGTGTACGTGTGGGACGGCTATGCATGGACGGTCAGTTACTACGACAGCGCGACGCAACAGCTGCAGCAAGTCGGCGACGTCATCAGCCAAGTGCGCATCCTCCTGCAGGACACCGACAACACGGCATCGAGCGGCTATCGCTATTCGAGCGACAGCATCGTCGTCGCGCTCAATCAGGGCATGCTCGACATGTTCCGGGTCAGGCCGGACCTGTTCCTCGAAAATGGCTTCGTCGTGCCGAAGTTCGATGTCGGCACGCTGGGCGCTCTGATTGGCGTCGAGGAGCAGTACATCCCGCCGCTGGTCTACTACGTGACCGGCTTGGTGCAGGCGCGCGATGACGAGCAGAACCAAGACAGCCGCGCGATGGCGTTCATGAAGACCTTTACCGCAGCCCTTCTATCGGTGGCGTGATGGCAACATCTCCTATCCCTGCCAGCCCTTGGACCCGCCTGTTCTCGGATGTGAAGATCGACATCCCGGGTGTGACCAACGCCGTGTTCCAGCAGGTGCTGTTCCGGGTGTGGAAGGACTTTTGCGACAAGACCAATATCTGGACCGAGGACGTGCCGATCGCTGTTGCGCCGCCGGGATTGAGCTATCCGTTCACCCTCGCGCACAAGGGTGCGCCCAACCGGCTGATCCTGCTGTTCGATCCGGCGAGCCAAGACCCCGACAAGAAGTGGGTGCAGGGCAACATCCAGATGCAGATGCCCGGCACCATCGTTCTGTCCTACGCGCCTTCGTCGGCGGCGACATGGATGGCGGTCATCGCTAAGACGCCATTCGATCCGACCGATGTCGAGAACTATCCCGACCTCGAAACCGAGGACTACTGGATCGTCGATAAGTACCGCGAGGCGCTGTACTTCGGCGCGCTGGCCCGCATGCAGGCATCGCCGTCGAAGCCCTACACCAACCCGACGCTCGCGCAGGCCAACCTGCGCCAGTACATCGCCGAGCGCAGCAAGGCGCGCGGTGACGCCATGAAGGCCAACGTGTTCGGCGGCCAGCGCTGGCAATATCCGCAGAGCTTCGCGACAGCACACCGCAGGGGATGGACGTAATGGTCAGTCTCAAACATGCGTTCGTCTCAGCCAAGGCCGACGGCGGCGACTCGACCTTGGTCAAGCCATCTGCTTGGGACGCCGAGCACAACTTCGTAACGGCCGCCGACGGTGTCATTCTTGGCCGCTCGGCGGGAGCGGGCGCTGGAGCGGTCCAAGAACTGCCGATGAGCAGCGTCGAAGCGCCGGGGACGGTGAAGGTATTTGCTGGCACCGTCATACCAGCAGGTTTCCTGCTGTGCGACGGTTCGCTGCTCAACCGCGCTGATCAGCCTGCCTTGTTCACGGCGATTGGTACGGCTTTCAACATCGGTGGCGAGGCAACGACGCAGTTCCGTATTCCCGACTGCCGGGGTCGCGTTATCTGCATGCTCGACGGCGGGACGGGTCGGATCAACAGCTACGTGGCTGATACGATGGGCGGTGCCGGTGGTCAGCAGAGCGAAAGCGCAGGCGTGAACGTCAGCGGCACTATCAACGTCGGCGTGACGGTCAGCGGCTCGTTGACTGGCGGCGCTGATCCAAGCGGTCAAGAAGTTGCGGCAGCAGCCAGCGGCAGTGGCGCGTCGTCTGTTGGTCATACCCACAATGTCACGGTCGGCGGTGCTCTCAGTGGCAGCGGCAATGGCGGTAACTCCATGAGCGGCGCGACGGCTGCCGTGTCCAACGTCCAGCCGACCATCGCGATGAACGTGATGATTAAGACTTGAGGACCTGATGCCTATCCCGCCCATTGCCATCCAGATGTTCGGCGGCGAAGTCCCGGCGGTGGACGATCGTTTGCTGCCCGACAATGCTGCAGCAGATGCGGTGAACGTGTGGCTGTTCTCCGGCCGGATCGAGCCGATCCATTCGCTGACGCCGCTTCATACGATGGTCGACACTGCCGCGCGGTCGTGGTTCAGATTTCCCAAGGGCGCGACCGGCGTCGACAACATGGTCGACAGCTACTGGCTGGAGTTCGAAAATCCCGAGGTGCGCGTCGTGCGCAGCCCGACGCCGGGTCAGGGCGACGATGGCCGGGTTTATTGGGCCGATGGTCTGTATCCCAAGATGATGTCCGGCTCGATGATCGAGGCTGCGGCCGCGCCGTACAAGCTCGGTGTGCCGCCGCCCGAGACTGCGCCCGGTGTGACGGCGTCCGGTGGCGTGAGCACCACCAACGAAACGACGGCCTATGTCTATACGTGGGTCAGCAGCCTTGGCGAAGAGGGACCACCCAGCCCGGCGACGACCATCAGCAACAAGATCGACGCGACCTATCACATTACGATGACGCCGCCGCTGGCAGGCGATACGGCGAACCGCAACCTCACGCAGCTGCGCATCTACCGCACGATCGTTTCGGTGCAGGGCGTGTCGTCGTTCTACTTCGTCACCGAGCTGCCGATCGCGACAACGGCGTACGACGACAATCGTGCGATTGCCACCGACGCCGTCGTCGTCAACAACGAGCAGCTGCAGACAACCAGCTGGGCTCCGCCGCCATCTGATCTGCAGGGTTTCACGGCCATGGCGGGCGGCTTCTTGGCGGGCTTCCGGTACAACGAGGTGTGGTTCTGCGAGCCCTATAATCCGCATGCATGGCCGCCTGCGTACGTGATCGCTGTCGAAGGCAACGTCGTTGGCCTTGGTGTTTACAATCAGTCGCTGATCATTCTGACCGAGGGTCAGCCTTACGCAGCGACGGGCATCTCTCCCGACACGATGACGCTCGACAAGATACAGCCGCTCGAACCGTGCACGTCGCGCAACTCGATCGTGAACACGCCCAATGGCGTGCTCTATTGCTCGCCCAACGGTTTGATCAACATCACGCCAGCGGGTGCGATGAACCTGACCATGCCGATGATCCTCAAGGATCAGTGGCACGCTTTGTTGCATCTCCCGACAGTGGCGGCGTCGATCATCAGTCAGGGCTACTACGCCTATTCGCTGGAAGTCCAAGGTGTCTTCCAAGCGGACACGTTCCAGCAAGACTCGTTCCAGCTGGAGAGCAGCTACGGCAGATTGCCCGGGGTCTACATTGCGCTGGTGGATCAACGGCAAGCCTTGGTCACGCTCGACCCGACACCGGCCGAAGTCTTCAATGTCATTCAGGATGCCTACAACGGCGAGACGATGGTGATGCGCGACGGCGTCGTCTACCTCGCCGATCTGCGCACGCTGATCCCCTACGCACCCTATCGCTGGCGCTCGAAAATCTTCGCGCTGCCCTACCAGCAGAACCTCGGTGCCGCCAAGGTCTACTGGACACCACCACTGCCGGGGTCACCGACCGGGCCGTCGTACTTCCGTGTCTTTGCCGGTGACCAAGCGGAGGCGGAGGGCGATGGCTTGCCGCTGCGCTACGAGCAGCAGATGACCCAGTCGGGGCAGATGTTTCGGCTGCCGTCCGGCTATAAAGCGCAGTATTACCAGTTCGAGGTGGCAGGCGAAGTGCTGGTCAACGCGATCCACTGCACTCAAACCCCGCATCAGTTGAGGCAAGTATGAGCTTCCCGGCAATCCCGACACCGAAGAACGACGTCGACTCGCTGTATAAGTCGGTGATGGCGTTGAAGCAGTGTGTCGAGCAGATTGTCACTGATCGCGGCCCCGGCCAGTACCCTAACATGTTCGTCCAGAAGGACACGCCCACCGCTGCAGCTGCTTCGGATGGCGACTTCTGGCTGCAGTCGGGCATCAAGACGACGTTGAGCATCTTGATCAACGGCAAGTGGCTGCTGGTGGGGAACCTCGTATGATCTGGGTCGGTGACATCGCGCATGGCGCACTGATTGCCCGAGCCGCTCGTACCGGCTTCGACGTCGATGTCGACACCTGCATCAGCCGCGTCATCGATAACGAGTTCCTCGGCGGCTTCATCCTGACCAACTACAACGGTGCGATCTGCTTCGTGCACATGGCCGGGAAGGACGCGCGCTGGTGCAGTCCCGAGCTGCTGTGGTTCATGTTCGAGTTCGCCTTCCGTCAGCTCAGGGTGCGCCGCGTGCTGTGCACGGTCGGCTCGAAGAACAAGCGCGCACTCAAGATGATCCAACGCGCCGGTTGGCGCTCCGAGCATCGCATTGTCGACGGTACGCCGGATGGCGATCTGCTGGTGTTCTCGATGCGCGCCGATCATTGCCCGTGGCTCAAGTTGCGGTCCCGCTACTTCAAGACGAATGGCGGTGGTTTGAAGGAGGTTGTCCATGCAGGGGCATGAACTGTTTGACCCGTGGGCAGAGCACCCGGTCGTCAATAAAAACATCTGCTTCGGTGGCGGCGGCACCCAGCAATTTAATCAGGTGACGCCAAGCGTGCCGGATTACACCAAGTACATCTCGGCGATGACCAACATCGGCAACCAAGGTCAGGGCTGGGCGACTGATCTGAATAATTGGGCGCAGCAGCAGGGCCTCAATCTGGGTCAGATTGCCCAGACTGTTTCAGGAGCCGCGGGCGGTGCCGCGACCGGGCAGCAGCAGACATCCGACCAGCTGATGCAGCAGTGGCAAGGTCTCTCGCAGCCGCTCTATGCGGCGCAGCAGGCCGATACGATGCGCATGATCGGCGACCTGCCGGGGTATCAGGAGCAGCAGGCGGGCAAGGCGGGAGCCGATGCGGCGGCGGCGGTTGATGCGTCGAAAGCGTCGGCCGTTCGCGCCATGGAAGCGCGCGGTCTGGCTCCCAACGCGGCGGCGACGGGAGCGCTCGACACGGCGGCGGGGACGCAGCGCGCGATGGCGACGACGGCGGCGGCCGAGACGGCTCGCACGGCAGCACGCAACGAAGCGCGTGCCGCTACAACGGGGACTCTGACGTCGGAGCAGGCGATCCCCAACGTGGCGAGCACCGTAGGAGCGCTGGCCACTCAGAACCGGACCCAGCAGGCGTCGGTGCCGATGCAGGCGGCGTCGACATCGGCTGGTCTCTACCAGCCAGCGATGGGCATGTACTCGGCGGCCTATCCCTACATGGCCCAGTGGGGTCAGACGATGGGCCAGAGCTACAACGAGAACTTGGGCAACTATAATGCCCAGCTGCAAGCCTTCGGTGCCAATCAGCAGGCGGCACAGAATGCTGGCAACAACAACTGGCTGGCGGGCCTTGGCGGCATGGCGGGTGGCCTCGCCGGGTCGTACCTTGGCCCGATGGGCGCTGCGATGGGCAGTAAGCTCGGCAGCTCGCTCGGCAGCGCGGCCGGTGGTAACACGAGCGGAACAGGCAGTGGTTTTAACTGGGCGCGTGGCGGCGCGATCGACACGGTGCCGCCGACCGCATCGCCGTCGGGTGGACGACGGACCGACGACGTGCACGCCGCCCTGTCGGTCGGCGAGTTCGTCATGCCCAAGCGCACGGTCGACTGGTATGGCGACAAGTTCTTCCATAACTTGATCAACAAGGCGGACAAGGATCAGGGCAAGCCGCCCGAGCCAATCGGCGGCGAGCCCGGGCCGAACGCGGCGATCATGACCCAGCCGCCAATGTTTCGTTCGGAGGGCGCGCGATGAGCACAGCTCTGCAGATGTTCACTGACAATTTCTGGAAGGGCATGCAGCTTGGCACTTCGTGGCAGGACAAGGCTGAAGACCGCCAGATCAAGCGGGACACGCTGAAATATCAGCTGGCGAGGATGGACCAGACGGCGGCGCTGAACCGTGAGCGTCTCAACGAGTCGGCACGTCGCAACACCGCCTACATCGCTCAGTCCGGTGCCTACGCCGATTACCTGCGCCAGAAGGGCGGGGCACTCGCAGCCAAGGGTAAGGGCGGCGCGGGTGGACCTGATGCCAACGTGCAGGGGTTTCTGCTCGATCCTCGGGTCAACGAGCCCGGGCTGGCGACGCCGCCAGCGCAACAGCAGACGGGCGGCGGAACATCTAGTGACGCGATAGCACCACCTCCTCCGCCACCGCCAGCGGATGAATCGTTGTCGAGCGGCGATGAGAGCAGTGATGGTTACGCACAAGGCGGTGCCGTTCCTAACATGGCGTCGCGGTTGCAATATCAGGTACGACGCGAGGAGAAGGGCGCGCGCCTCGCACCGCCGATGGGTCTCGGCCAAAGCCGGCCGCTTCGTGCTCCGTCGGCTGATATCGTGCCCGGGATGAAGATGAAGCGCGGCGGCGCGGTGCCAGCGTTGAATACTGGCCGGACACCGATGCAGCCCAGTGCTGGTACGACAGGTCCGGGCTCGGGCTACGGCGACGTCGCGGCCCCGCCGGTCACGTCGCGCTACGCGAATGGTGGCGCGGTCAACGATCCGACAGAGGCGATGTGGAACTCGTTTTACCAGCCTGCTCGAACGCAGAATGCTCCGGGGAGTAGTCCAGTCGCCAACATGGCAAGTATGTTCCGGCAAGCTGCTCTTCGTGGCAGCAGTCGTTACAAGCCTCCTGCTGCTCCTCAAGCGCCAGCACCGAGCGGTAGTGCCAACGGAGCGACCGGCTCTGGCGGTGACGCAGCGGGTGGCGTGTCGGGAACTGGCGGCGTTGGCGGTTCTGCGACGGGCGGTGCAGGCGGCAGCGCAGCGGCCGGTGTGGGCGGCGACGATGGCGGCACCTATCGTCGGGGCGGTGGCGTGCGCTATGCCGAAGGCGGTGAGGTCGACCGTCCGAGCCCGGATGACAAGCCCTTGAGCCGAGGCGAGTTGATGGCACGCGGTGCTCGACGGAACTATCCGTACAGCCCGCATTACGTTCCGAGTGATCGGCCAAGTTGGAGCGACCCGGTTACAGCGTTAGGCGAGAGTGGCAATCCTGATGTCGGCGGTTGGGATGCTAACTCTCGTGATCGTTCAGCACCCCCTGCAGCGCCGCCGCCTTACGAACCCGGCGACACGGGCACCCTCCCGAGAGATCAGCCCGTAGGCGACGAGCATTACGCGGATGCGGGTGGCATGCCGCCGGTCACGGTGACGGCCAAGAGAGATCGCCCGGCTGGTCCGGCGCGGCGGCGTTTGCTGGGCGATCAGTCGCGCACGGCGGCCTACGACCCCGAGGCTGACCGGATGGACCCGCGCAATACCAACATCACTGAGCCGGGCGGTGCGGTGAACGAGCGCGTCTGGCGGGCGACGCCGGAGGCGCATCCCGACGCCTACCCGCCGGACAATAAGGGAATGTTTGGCGAACGGCTTGACCGGCCGGGGCCAAATCCAGTACCGGCGGAAGCCGGTACTGGATCAGCGATCAACCTCGGCTCGCCAACTACTCCCACGGCTCCAGCGCAAGACAACTACGCCGTCAAAGGTGCGTCGCGCTTTGCCGCCAACATGTTCCCGGGCGAGCAAGGCGAGCACGCTCTGTTCGCTGGCAAGGGCGCGCCGCCGCCGACTGAAATTCACGGCGTGTTCAGCGTGATCGACCCTGACAACAAGATGCCGATGCACGAGAAGATGGTCGCTGCGACCAAGGCGGTGCACGACTACTGGATGGCCAAGGGCGATCCCAAGCAGGCTGATCAGGCGGCGTTCGAGGTCACCCAGTTCGGCAACACCATGGCGCGCCAGCATGGTGCCAAGGCACTGAAGGCGATGCAGGGTGGTGATCAGCACGGTGCCTTGAACGAGCTGATGGCAGGCTACGGCTGGCTGCCGGATGGCGGCACGCCGGAGGTGAAAGGCAACGCCATCGTCATTCGTGATCAAAGCGGTCGGGTGACGACGACGATCCCGCTTCAGCAAGGCACGTTGCAGAACTTGGCACTCGGCATGTCGACCGGCCAACTCGGCTGGGACGTCATGCACTCGGGTGCCGGAAAGCAGATTAGCCGTCCGACGGCCCAGCCACAGGCGGCACCGGCTGGGCCGCAACCAACCCCGGCCGCCCCCGCTGCTCAGCCACCGACGCAAGGACCGGCTCCTCCGCCGACGCAAGGACCGGCTCCTCCGCCGACGCAAGGACCGGCTCCTCCGCCGACGCAAGGACCGGCTCCTCCGCCGACGCAAGGACCAGCCCCGCCACCGACGCAAGGACCAGCCCCTCCGCCGACGCAGGGACCACCGCCGCCACCGACGCAGGCACCTGTGCCGCAGATGGGTCCTGAAGGCGGGCCGCAAGCGATCGCGACGACACCCCCACAGGCAGCACCGTCGCCCCCAGCGACGCCGACTGCCCGGGCCGCTGCCCCTGCACCCAAACCAACGCCAACCCCGTCGGGTCAGGGGCAGCGTGTTCCCGCGCAAGGTGACCAGCCGGATCAGAGGCAGCAGCCGAAGACGCCGGAGCAGGAGGAAGCTGAAGCCAAAGACGCCGAGCAGGCGCACTACGCGAAGAACCCGTACGCTCCGCGCCGAGTGGCCAACTCAGCCGAGGAAATTCGCAACGCTGCGGAGGATAGAGCTTGGCGTGAGTACCAGTTCCGGCATAACTCGGTCATGCAGGCGGCCAACGAGCGCGGCTTGGCAGGCAAAGGCAAGTTGCCGACAGCGGTGACGCAGGCGCTCGCCGAGAAGAAGAAACAGCACGATGAAAAACTCAAGCAGATCGAATCCGACTACCGGGTAGCCGGATTCGATCTGCTTGAGTTTTTCATCGTGCTGTT